GCCCTCTGTTGCTCTAACTGTACCTAAATCGCAGTTGACTCCCCGCATTATTGCGAAGGAACCTATTGCGAATATGTGGTGTCAGCAGATCATCCGGGATTTCCTGGAGAAACAGGTGCGTTCCTCCTTTTTGAACAACTGTATCACCTTTCGTGATCAGTCGAACAATCAGAAGTACGCTCTCGAGGCTTCTCGTACAGGTGACTACTGGACAATTGATTTGTCCAGTGCGTCCGACTGTGTTACTCTCTGGCTTGTCGAAAGACTTGCAAGGGCTAATCCTAGCCTTCTGCAAGCCTTGTCAGCGTCCAGGAGTCAGTACTGCAAAGTACCGACGAGTGACGGGGTCTCCTTCATTAAAATGAAGAAGTTCGCCCCACAAGGAGCTGCTACTACCTTTCCGCTTCAGACTATCGTGTACGCTATTCTTTGCATCTCAGCTGTAATTTACAGCAGAGGTTGGAAAGTTAACGCACGCAATATTCAAAAGGCGTCTAAGGAGGTCCAGGTCTTTGGGGATGACACCGTCATTCCCTCTGACTGTGGCAGACAGTATGTCGAACTTTTGACATACTGCGGGTTCCTCGTCAACTATAGCAAGACATACGGTACTGGAAAGTTCCGTGAATCTTGCGGTGTCGAGGCATATGATGGAGTCGACGTAACGCCGGCTTACATCACATACCCGTATGACGAGTCCGCACCATCGTCTGTAGCCTCTACCGTGGAATGCTCCAATAACTTCTTTAAGAAGGGAATGTGGCATGCTGCGGCAGCGCTAGAATCGACGTTGCCACCTTGGATGATAAATCATCTTCAGGTGGTCGGTCCAGGCGATGGATCCTTCGGGTTGAGTTCCTTTGTTGGGACCAGGAGTACTGCACGTGTGCGGTACAACCGTAATCTTCAACGAAGGGAGTGCCTCGCTCTCCGCCTAACAAGCAGAGTGACTAGGACACAACCAGGAGGAGCTGGCCATCTACTTCAGTACTTTACTGAAAACCCAACACAAGACATCCATTGGATGTCGGGTGTGGATGGACGGCCTGCTTCGCGTGTTGCGAAGCAGTGGGTCCCAG